TTTTAAATATTTTTCAGACAATAAAGTTTTAGTTACATACTCATCAAACTCAACTTTTTTAATTGTTTTAACTCGAGCATTTAAATTGTTTTTACTGTCAATGTTATCGCCTAATGATGTATCAATAGCATTAGATAATTCATTTTCAAATGCTTGTATTTTATTTAATTTGTCATCAAGAGTTAAGGCAGTATTGTTTAATGTTCTTTCAAAAAAAGAATCTAAAGAATCAATTCCTTCATTAAATTTAGAAACAATCTGTTTTCCTTTTAATTTTTTTTGTCTAGAATATAAAAGATCAACAAGATCATTAGATTGCTCATTAATATATTCATCCATTGCTAATGCTTGTTCTTGTGAATATTGAGATATTGCACTAGAATAACCTGTAAAACTCTTAAATATGGTTGATAACTGACTAATATCAGTTATTTCATCATTTTCAATTTGTGTTCCAATGTCCTTAAATTCTATATACAACTTCATTTTTAACTGATTAGAAACATCACGAGCTAACAATTCATTGGCTGCTTTTTTACTTTTATTTTGTTTTTGTCCAACAGAAAAAACAGCTTGTGTTACTCTGTCTAACGCAAAATTAAGAGCTTCTCCTTGCCTACGACTTGCAGCAATAGCTGGTCTTAAGTCAGTAGTTGTACTTGTGTTTGAGAGCAAATCTCTTGCTGGTTTGATTAAAGGAAGTTCTGCCATATTATTTACCTATGCTTGTGACCCATAATATGCAGCTTCCCCAAGATAACCAACTGCTTGTAAATTACCAGCTCGTCTTGTTTGCTCTGCTGTAGCTAATGCTTGACCAGCTTGAAACCCAGCACTTCTCTCTAATGTAGATGCTTGTCTAATAAGAGTTTGATATGCTTGACCAGCTTCAGTTGCATTTTGAACAGTTATATTTAGAGCTGTACCAGAAAACGCATCTACCCCACCAGCTGCTGCTCTTGCAAATGCTGCTGCATTAAATCGCCTTTGCTCATCTATAACAGCAAGAGCTTGTTCTTCTTTATCTAATGCTGCTTGTTGAGTTTTTATTTTATCAAACTGACCTTGCAACTCAATCATTTTAGCTTCTGTTTTAGCTTGTTTTCTAGCTTCTATTGCTTGAAAAATTTTTAAACCAACTGCGACTGCTTCCATATTATGTTCCTTGATGTGTTGCTACTTTATACTCCATACCAAGAAGTGTTAACTTCAATGGTACATCCTGTTCAATAGTTATTTTACCTTCATCAGTATAACCAAGTATTCCATGTAGGGTTTTAGTGCCTGTAAATGATGGCACTTCTGCATCTAATATACCTGATCCTAAATCTCTAAATGGAATATTTGTACCATTTATCTTCATATGTTGTGAGTTTAAGACTAAAGCATTAACTTCTACTATTCTTTTCTTAAAACCCAATCGTGTTCCAACTGCAAGTCTTAACTCTACTGGCATAGTAACTGCCTTTGTTGTAAATGGTAATCCCACTTGAAAAGAAGATGAAGATGCTCTTGCAAATGTAACTGTATTACTTGATACAGCTTGTTGTGTTTGAACTGCACCATCTAATATAATATCTACTGTAGCTGTATCTAAATGTGCTACAGTTGCAGATGAAGCTGCTGTTCCAATGACTGCACTATCTACTAACATGTCATCATCAAAATACTCTAAAAAGTAATAATCAGTAGAATTAATTGTTCTTTTAACTACAGTATATATTGTTGTTATATCAACTCCAACATCTAAATAACTACCATCTGTATTCCATTCTGATGGTGCTATTACATTTTGTGATCGAAGCAATGAATAGACTGCCATAGTTCCATCATCTGCATTTGTAATAAGCAACAAGTCATTTTCATCTGTAGCAACAGATTTTCTTAAAGCTATATTAGTAGGATTTTTAAGTAAATGTCCATTAAGTAAACTAACTTTAGTGGTTATATAAGATAAAGATGTATCAGTAAAAGCAAACTCACTTAATGATTTACCTTGTCTTTGTAAAAATAAAGTTCCTGTTTCTAGCTGTT